TTATGCCTTGATAATTGGGGCTGAACTGTTGGCTTTGTCGTTCAAACGATCGACCATTCTTTGCTGGGAATCTTTGAATAAATGGGAGTAAACATTGTTTACCATGTCGACGGTATGACCCAATCGTTTAGCGATCTCGATAGGGCTGAAACCAAGAGATACCAGGAGCGATACATGGGAGTGGCGCAGGTCATGAACTCGGATCTCTTTGACTCCGGATGCCAGGCACATCTTGTGCTTGATCCGTTCGATCGTCGTTGCAGCAAGAGGCGCATCATATCCGAAGACATAACGATCCTCTGAGTACTCATAAGAAGCTTTGTGCGCCTTACAGAGCTCTTCCAGGAGGCTTTTAACGTTGTCGGTAATGGCAACAGTCCGGATTGAGTTTCTGGTCTTAGGCAGCGTAGAAATCTTGTTAACGAAGTCATAGGTCTTCGTGACGTTGATCTGTGAGTTCTTGAAATCGATGTCTTCGACACGCAGAGCTGCAGCTTCACCTTTGCGTAGGCCAGACCAATAGAGCACAGTGAAGAATGCTTCGTACATCAAGTTTGGAGCATAAGGGATGAACCGGTTGAATTCATCGATCGTCCAGATCTCCATCTCTTCCTTCTTCTCTTCGTGGTTGACTATGAAGTCACCTTTGAACGGATTTCGATTAATGTACTCGTACTTCAACCCAAAGTTGATCAGCGTTCTGAAGAAGTGTTGGATCGATGAGGAATACCGGTTGCTGAACTTCTTGCTCACTAGGTAATTCTGCCACTTCAGGATATCCCTGGGGCTGATGTTGCGAATGATCAGATCGCCCAGATATGGCTTAATGTGGTTGAAGTAGTAATTGTCCTGAGTATCGATGCTGTGTTGTTTGATCTTCTCTTTGGTGTGTTCGCGATACAGCATAAAAAGTTGATCAACAGTGATCTTGTCGTAATTCGTTTTGACAGAGAGCAAGAACAGATCCATCGCTTCTTTAGCTTCGCGCTTGGTCTTCCATTCCTTGCTCTGCATGAACTTGGCTTTTGTGTTCCCTAATGAGTCCTTGTATCGGACTGAGAAGAATAGAACGCCATTTCGTTTTCCGATCATAAACACAACCTCCTTTGTTTTGATATAATGGAGGTACAACAAAACCCGTGATAGGACAAGTTGTACTTGCGTCCTGGTGCCAGCCAGGGCGTTTTTTCTCACCATTGTTGATAATTTAAATCAAATCTTTTATGGCATTAGCCATTGTTTCGTAATTCCAACCAACAATCTTGTCAGCGTTATCCTGAATAAACTGTGGGACTCGTTCTTGGCCCCATGGTTTAACAGCTACTATCGGTTTTCCAAGTCTTATGGCTTCATTAACTTCATATTCAATCCATTTGCTATGATATGCATACATTGCTGCCAAAACGACAAAGCATTGGCATTGATTAAGGTTATTCGTAATCATTCTCTTAAGCTCTCTAACCGAATCAGCATCCTTTGGTTCGTCTGAAGAGATCGAATAGTCAATGATGTTAATGTAGTCACTTAAATTCTTAATAATCTTTTCGTAATCTTCTTTGTATGACCATGAATGACTGATGAACAATCGAACTGTAATCATGCTTTAACCCCCTTTCTTTGATATAATTCGTTTGATGGTGAGCAATGAAATATAAAGTCCAAAAGAAAGCAATAATCGTTGATGCCGAGATATCCGATCACGATCAGATCATTCATACCCTTGAAGGTGACATGCTTGCTCGTAAAGGCGATTGGATCATTACTGGTGTGGCTGGTGAGAAATATCCATGTAAACCAGATATATTCGATAAAACTTACATAGTATTGGGAAAGAAGGATTAGTTCTTCTTTTCTTTTAGTTGTGCCCAGTTTCCTGTTTCGGTAGACATAACACTCTCGCTTCGTTGAACAAGGAGTCTGAAATTCGAGATATCATCAGTTGATGTATAGTCGCCAGATCTAGTCATATAAAGAAGCTTCTCTTGAGTCAATCTTTCGCAAGTTGAGCGGTATTGAAGATGCAACTCCTGATAAGTATTGAATTTATCAAGGGCAAGGCTGAGAGCTACCATGATACCTAGAACAGATGAAACAATCTGAATTAGAAGAGTGTATTCAAGGAGCAAGAAACCCAAGATCGCTATGAACGAACCTAGAGACGATAAAATGATAGAACCAAAAACTAACCAGAAATGCAAGTTCTTAAATCCAATTGATTTTTGGTCATACCATTTAATCTGCTGGTCAAGCCGTACCTTTATGTAGTCTTCTGGTGAATATTTTTCAATGAACTTCACTTCATTAGTATTTTGTGTTTTCGACATGTTCATTTGTTCCTCCGAATAGTGATAACTCGAATTTAATTCACTTTATCTGTTTTTTGTCTACTTTGCTCTTCTTCTCGATCTCCTTAATACTGGATTCTGGGGTCGGGAGTTCTTCGGGAAGGGTGCCGCTAATTTCTTTCATCGTTTTTCTGATCTTAGCCCCTATCTTGAAATGAGTAAGATTAGCTTCTTCAGCATCACGAATTTTATCGTTTTTAAGCTTCTCTTCAGTTTGAGTGATCCTAAAGAAATTAGCGGCTAGCTCAGTAGATCCCATATGATCAAGAATCTTTTCGTTCTCAGCTAGATTTTTGCGCCGATGGATATCTTTTTCAGTTTCTCCACCATATAGTCCTTGATATCCGTAATTTGTAAATTTTCCATAATTGATTACGCCTGAGTCTTTAGCCGCAGCAAACAATTTGGAATTGAATTCTTTAATACTTGACCTGAGTTGCAGCCTTCGTTGATCCTCAGTTAATTGATTAATGTCGGAGACTTCCTGTTTTCTTGTTTGAACCGCAAAGTATGTTTGGCCCAATGCAATTACTTCTTTACGCGAATCGCCATTCTGAACTACTAAATAACATGCATATCGAGATAGCGCAATATCGTCTATCTCTCGGGAGGAGCCACTTCCCAGTGAAACCATTTTGTTGACGTCAACAAAATGGTCATCCGTTTCGATCCCACTTTTCTCGCACGCAGTTTTTGCTTTGTCTATTACCTTTACAAAATTTCGCCATTCGGAATATTGTAAAACTTCCATTAGATCCCTGGCGAACCAAAATTCACTGCCATCTTCAGAGGATTGTCTAATATTCTCGAAAATCGGAACGTCTCTGTTCTCGTGATCAAAATAGAAGATAAATGGCATCTTACTCTCCCTGCTTTCTTGAATCAGACTCGTAATTCAGAATCTCATTACGAGACATGCGATATGCATTAATTTTGCTTTCTAAGAACTTTGAGATTTTATAGCTTCCTTCTTCAATAGAACGGTACATACTCCCATAGTCGTTGCTGTTAGTTGGGCATGTGAATCCCCAAGCAGCACTTTCACCGATATTAGATTTACATTGATTCAAAAACCCCTGGTCAGGATACTCGTTTCCGACTGAATAGTATTTCACTTCTTTCTCTTTTGCTCGGATCTCAGTCTTCAATTCTTTGTACCTGAGTTTGAATTCTGGCTTTACAAACCTTCGATCGGAAAGTTCATATTCTAGCTTTCTACAACGGATATAGAACTCAGTAATCCATTCCAATAATTCTAATTCTTGTTCAGTCATTTTATGACCCCCTTTTTAGACTGCGAAACTGTACCAATCTGAGTTCACAACTAATTAGTAAACAATGTTTAATTTAGAAATCTGTTTTTTGGAATCGCCAGATACTTAATAGTAGTTTTTCTATTTCCATTTTCGACTATATTTTTTCGATCAATAAGTATGTCTGTAGTACACTCAATAGAATGTGTAAGTTTCCCAAGGTAATCTGAATACTCTAGAGTAAAGTTAAATCTTAATTGATCGTGTTTTAGCAGATTGATTTCAGGCATGTAGAATAGTTTCCCGCTATATCCTCCAGGAAGAGCTGATATCCTATCAAGCTGAGTATTTGACTCTGAAAGAATGTCGACCTCTATAGACTTTCTGCCGCTACTAATCTCGTCTATATCACTTACCATATGGAAGATTTTGTATGTAGCATTAATAAATTTAAAATTCTTAGCAATATGGCTTGATTTATTGTCTATAGAAAATGGCACTCTTATATAATGTTTTGCGGATATATTACTTGGTTCAGGATCATCAATATCGGAAATACTCTCTCCATTAATCTCATTAAAATAAGCAGGGACATCAAATGTGATCAAAGGAATAGATTGTAAGGCTAATGTCTCGGCATTCTGCTTCCTAGTTTCGTCCAGGGTGATCCAAATACCATAGATCGCTATGAACCCTCCAAAGAGCCCACCTGCGAAACCGAGCCAATCCTCAACGCCTACTACGAGATAATCCTCTGGGATCATTTTGAGAAACCGGACGAGACCATAACTGGTCCCGATGAATAACATCAAGTACAGTGCGACTCTGCGCAGTAAGTTGTTTTTCTTGAGTGCATCGATCTGCATGAAGATGAATAACGACACAATAAAGAACAACATAACAATGTAAATCGTGCTCCAAACATACTCGCCCCTGGTGATCAGATTGATTGTAACGAGAGTCACAAAAAAGATGAATACTACGGGATGTTTGATGAACCAGTTGAACAACCATCCAAAGTTTTTATCATACCAACTATATAATTTTTTAAGCATACAACCCACCCACTTTCTTTCTTACCAACTCTGTGCAGCGCAGAACCAAACCAGTTTACCTATTGGTCGGATCTCAGTTTCGTCAGTATAGATCAGAGTCTTATTATCTGGATTATAACTTAACGGTTCTAAGACGATGCTGTCCGTCAGCTGATAGAACTTCTTCAGTGTGGCATCGAACCCGTTCACCAGGATCGCACCGATCTCCCCGTTATTCAAGGTATCTGTCTTCTGAAGAACCGCGATGGATCCGTCAGGAAGAACTTTGTTCATACTGTCTCCAACTACCTTAAGGCCGAATAGGCCTTTTTTCTCTGCCAGCCAACTTGGGATCTCTACTTCTTCCAGCAGATCCTGGATCGCTTCGAAGGGGATGCCAGCCGGAATCCGGCCATACACCGGGATCTTATTGGTCATGACATGAATGGTTGAAGAGTAATCATCTGATAAGAAGATCATTGGATCTGTTCCGTATATCTTTGAAAGAGCCTTGATCAATTCAATGCTCGGTGAATTTACACTAGTTTCGTACTTTGACATTGCACTTCTAGAGAGTTCAATCCCAAGAGTACTTAACTTAATTATTGTTTGTTCCTGTGATAGTCCTGCTTTTATCCGAGCAGACTGCATCAAGTAACCAATATCGCTTTTTATTCTCATGATAGCCCTCCTATAGTGATAATATATCACCTTATTTATATTTTTGGATATGATATGTGATTATTTGTAACAAAATGTTGAAAAAGTATTGACGAAACATCACATTAGTATAATAATTGATGTGACGAAACATCACAGGAGGTATTAAATGGACAAAGTCGCACTGCTCAAGTCGAAACGTGTTGCAAAAGGCATTGATCAAAGAGAGATGGCCCAAAGATTAGGTATGGCAATCTCGAGTTACTCCTTCAAAGAAAATAACATTGATCAATTCAGAGTCGCTGAAGCCCGTCGAGTGTCAGAAGTACTTAATTTGACGCATGACGAGGAGCGAATGATTTTCTTTGATATTACCGAAGAAACAGATTAACGAAAGGAGGTGAGTGATGAGTCTTACAGAAGAAACTGAAAAGAATAGGATCCTACGACAAAAGAGGTTGTTGATCATTCTGATTGTGGTTCTATTGCTGAATATAGTCAATGCCACTGTCGCAATCATCAACCTTATCAATTGATCATCTGAAGAATGCCGGTAACGGCAGCGATGGCGGAGAAGGCTAGCCCAACAAGTGCAATAACCGTCAGAAAACGATCTTGCCTGACATTGGCAAGATACTGAATACCCTTAGGCATAATCTTGTAAGCCTTCGGTGACATCCCGGTTATCGGATCAGAGTAAGTCGCCTCGGTGATCCAGTCCTCATAAGCGACTTCATACACGTCTTCTATTGTAATCTTGTGTTTCTTGGCGTTGTGAAGGATCGTATCAACCGGAATTGCTTTAATCCCTCGACGGTCAGCTTTGTAGATCGCTGAAAGCACCATGCTTAGTTTATCTCTCATACTAACCCCCTAGGTTCATTAAGTTCATTATACACACTCATCCGAAGATTCTGTAGTCCATAAAAACGCGAGAAAGGAGGAGGTTGATTCAATGTCTAAGGCAATATCTGAAACAAAGTTAGAAATTGGTCTAAAAAACCTCGAAGAGCTTAAACGGTTGGTTGATAACCTAAATAAAGCAATCGAGGAGTTGAATAAATTCGAAGTCGAAATCTCTATTTCAAAGCCTTATTAATTCTTCTAGACATTTCTTCTTTCGCAGCTACATCAATCATATCCTGCCACTTCGAAAACTTCGTGTGTTGCCGAACGAACTCTTCAAGAGTTTCTTGAGGCAATGCATCATAATCCTCGCTTGAGTTGATTCCGCAGGCCGTAAAGAAGTCATCAAGATTTGGATAATCGGTATTCTCTCTCATGAACGCAGGCGTAAAAAGTTCAGCGAAAGTTACCGACTTCGTACTTGCGACTTTCTCGAGTTTGTTTAGCTGCTTCTCGAGTTTATCCAAACCTGTAACTTTAATCTTAATTGCTCCCATTATTATCACCCCCTCCCCAGTTGTTTCACTAAACACATTATATATCCGGATCCATGATCTGAACAATCAATGGGTAAGATTCCGGACATCAAGGGTTCCTCCCTGATGAGTGGCCATGCATAACCCCCACCAAATGTTCTTCCCCCAGAACATGCGTGGCCACCCATGAGGGAAGGAGAACAAAACTATGACAAATTGGATCACCACCAAAGAGATTGCCGAAATCGCAGAGTGCGGGATCACAAAATCAAGAGAAATCCTCAGACAAGTGAATCAGGAAGTTGAAGACATGGGTTACATCGTCCCGAACAAGAACAAGGCTCCCAGAGATCTGGTGATGAAGCGTTTGGGCTTGTACGGTATGGAGAAGCAACCCCAGAAAGGAAGACCTCGTGAAGTTCTATCCAAAGACTAAGAAAGCGTTATTGCTTCGACAATTTGTCGGAGATGCCACCGATGAAGAGAGCGGTGAGAAGACCGAGCTCGCGGTCAGTATGGCTGATTGGTGCCCGATCATCACTCTGGCCAGTGGAGATGCTGTGATCATCGAATGGGAGGATCTGATCAAAATCGCCCAGGATCATGCAGATGCACAAAACGCACAAGCAACTCCTAGACCGGAAGGCACCGAGTGAAGAAACTTGAAATCAAGGTCGAAGGACCTTACATCGAAGTCAAGATCGATGGAATTGTGCAAAAGGATGTCAAGTGCCTGAAGCTTGATGCGTTGATCATCAATGGGGTAGTGCTTGAAATGAAAAGCGTTATATTCCCCACGATGAAACTGGCCCCCGAACCGGAGCCAACTAAGGAGATCAATGATCAAACCGTCAATCGAGCATAAAGAAAACACAGCTGCAAACTGTGTCCGAATTCCTACACCAAAAGTATATCACAAAAGCGAAGATCTGGCACAACTGGAATTATCGCTTCGAATAACAATCATCATTATGGTCCTATCGATCCTTGCCAACATGATCATGTTCATTAGGATCGATCAGCTGCAGCACAAGCTGAGCCAACAGGATCAACTTACCACGATCGACCCGGGAAGCCCTCTGGAACAAACTAACCAAACAGATCTTCCTGTTGGCGATAAAGAACCTCTGTACGAGACGATGCCGATCTGCTCAACCACCAGTACATTCAAATCCTGGATGTCGTACGAGAAGATCACGAATACATCGTCTCGTCAGTGGAAACTGCAACAAATCGCAACGACTGACGAGTATGGTTTCCGCAAGGTAGGTGAGTACTACATGGTCGCGATGGCCAAACAGTATGGACCCGTTGGATCCAAATACATCATCACCTTCAGAGGCGGACAACAAATGCCGGTTATCATCGGCGATGTAAAAGCCAATACGAGCTGTACGCATCCGGATGGATCAATGTTCGAACTCATCGTTGACAGTGATCGGATGCCAAGCAACGTCAAAAGATCCGGGAACTACAATAGCATGATCGAAGGAACGATCACTGAAATAAGAGTCGTCCAGGAGGATATCGAATGAACCCCTGGTGGATCAACTTCTTCTCGACGTTAAGGTCGAAGATTCCAATTGGTTTATGCCCATCCTGCGGATCATTTATCCGATCCGGTGATGGAAAGCTTGATCCTCAGCATGTGCTTTGTGATCGATGCTATAAAGACTTCTCAAAGATTAAACTGCCCAGAGGCAGAAAGAAAGGATCCTAAATGGATATCAACATCAGACTAGAAATCGCGCCATCCCCCGAGATGGTCACACTGATCAACGCATTGCTATTGTTCAACGTCCCAAATCCTACGTTCGTCGGCACCACAAAATCAGAGATCGCGAAGAACGTCGAAGCTGCAGAGAAAGCAGCGGCTAAAGCTTCCAAGAATGAAGGTGGTGAACCTGGCCCGGAACCTTCGAAGAAAACAAAAGAAAGCCCCAAAGAGGAAGTCAAAACAGCAAAAAAGAATTCAGTCACCCTTGAGGAATTGAAGTCGCTGGCAACCACACTAAAAAATGAAATCGACTTCGACGTCAAGGCATGGCTCAAGACCAGAGGTTGTGTGAAGATGGGCGATCTCAAAGAAGAAGATTACTCTGACTGCTTCACGGATCTGATGAAGATTGCAGGAGAGAACAATGTCCAAACCTTTTGAAGTCATCGATCACAAGAGTAGAGCCCATGCTCTACTCTCGGCCAGCAGTTCCAAACGCTGGCTGACCTGTACGCCTTCCGCCCGGATCGAAGATCAATATCCGGATACGGATACCGAATACTCCAAGGAAGGGACCACCGCTCATGAGCTGGCTCAGATGTACATCGAACACTGGCTCTATCCAGACACACGACCGCTGAGAGAGACTACTGTCGAAGAATACCGCATCTATCAGGAAGTCCTTCCTTACATCGACTACATCATAGAACGTTACCAGGAAGCCAAGCATACCTATGGTGCTTGCTCGATCTTGCTTGAACAACGTCTTGATTACTCTGATTACGCACCGGATGGCTTTGGCACTGGCGACGTCGTTCTGATGTATGCCAACACGATCGAAGTCATCGATCTGAAGTTTGGTAAAGGAGTCGCAGTCTACGCTGAAGAGAACACTCAGCTTCGACTTTACGGTCTGGGTGCTTACAAGGTCTACGGTGACATCTACGATCCGCAGACCATCAAGATGACGATCCACCAACCCCGTCTTGACCACGTAACGACTGAAGAGCTTGCTGTCGAGGATTTACTCGATTGGGCTGAAAACGTCGTACGGCCGGCCGCACTTAAGGCTTATGCGGGCGAAGGTGAGTATGTCACCGGCGATCACTGCCGTTTCTGTAAAGTTGCGGCGATCTGCAGAGCCAGAGCCGATGAGAACTTGGCTTTGGCCCAGATGGAATTCAGATCCGCTGATGTCTTGTCTCCGGATGAGATCGCTGAGGTCTTGACCAAAGCCCCGGGACTATCCGCCTGGGTCAACGCGGTCACCGAATACGCATTGGAGCAAGCCCTAGCAGGCGTGAACTTCGAGGGCTTCAAGATCGTTGAAGGTCGCAGTGTCCGTCAATACAAAGATGCTGACGAAGTCGTCAAACGCGTATTGGCCAATGATGTACCTGAAGCCATGATCTTCGAGAAGAAGCTGATCACCTTAACCGCCATGGAAAAGTTGATCGGGAAGAAGAAGTTCCCGGAACTCCTTGGAGACTTGATCATCAAACCACAAGGCAAGCCAACACTGGTACCCAATGATGATCCGCGTCCGGTGTTCAGCTCTGCAGCGACCGACTTCGCTGAGGTCAAGATCGATGATTGAAATTGAAGACAAGGATCACGACTTCCTTGATCAGATCCAAGAGGTCGGCTATCTGCAGGCACTTCAGATCGTAAGGTCAAGAAGCCCGATAGGGAAGTTCTGGGCCCAATACGGTTTCGTGATCCTGGCGATCAACAATGCTTCTGGCGTCGCATGGATCGATTACTTCGAGAATGTCGAGTCAGCTGAGAAGTGGTTACGATCGCCCTGGACTGATCCCCTCAAGCTGTTGCCTGGCGAGTGGGTGATCTACACCAATGGCAGCCGGAAAGAAATCGGGCTGGTCAAACGAATCAACGATGCAAGACCCCCGGAGTGCTGTCCAGCTTCCTACTTTGTTTGGTACCACGAAGGTGATACCGCCGCATGCACTCCGGCGTCCACGCTGCAGCGCATCGAGTCACCAAATCAGTTCAACAATCTGGTTAACAACGCTTATGCGATACCCTCTCTGATCGAGAGACGAAAGGAAATTCTACAATGAGTCAAAAACCCACCACCGTATCTGATACCAAAGTAATGATCGGAGACCCTAGCCATCTCGTCCGCTTCTCTTACCTCCATGTTTTCAAAGCTGTTGCCGTTCAGGAAGGGTCCGCTGAGAAGTTCTCAGTCTCCCTGATCATCCCCAAGTCTGATAAGAAGACCGTTGCCAAGGTCAAGGCTGCCATCAATGCCGCGATCGAACAAGGCAAGACTTCCAAATGGAAGGGGAAACTCCCTAAGGATCTGAAGACCCCGCTTAGAGATGGTGATGTAGAACGCGAAGACGATGAGGTCTACGCGGACAGTTACTTCATCAATGCCAACTGCACTACTAAACCTGGAGTTGTTGATAAATACAAGCAGCCGATCACGGATGAAGAACAGATCTATTCCGGATGCTACGGCATCGCTTCCGTCAACTTCTATCCCTATGATACCGCCGGGAACAAGGGGATCGCTTGTGGTCTCAATAACCTGATGAAGGTCAAAGACGGCGACTTCTTAGGCGGACGTGCCTCAGCTGAATCAGACTTCGCTGAAGTTGAAATCGAAGACGACGAAGACATCGATCCGATCAACGACTGACCATGAGATCGACGCTCAGCATCGATATCGAAACGTTCAGTAGCGTCGACCTTCTCAAATGCGGTTTATACAAATACGTTGAGTCCCCTGACTTCCAGATCCTCCTCATGGCTTATTGCCTCAATGAGGGGGATGTGGAGATCATTGACTTGACCAAAGATGATCTACCGCGTGAGATCAATATCGCACTGAGAGACAGTTCCGTCATCAAGAGATCGTACAATACGAGCTTCGAGCGGATCTGTCTCTCTCGCTATCTGAATGTCGACTTATCTGCAGATCAATGGGAATGCACGATGACCCTAGGCATGATGGCTGGCTTGCCCGGTAACCTTGCCGGTGTTGCTCAAGTTCTGGGTCTGCAGGAACAGAAAATGGACGCAGGGAAGGCGCTGATCAGTTTCTTCAGTAAGCCCTGCACCCCAACGAAGTCTAACAATAATCGAACAAGAAACTTACCGCATCATGACCCGGACAAATGGGAGCTCTTCAAGACCTACTGTAAGCAGGACGTCCGGACAGAGATGGCCGTCTACGAAGCCATCAAAGACTTCGAAGTCAGTCGCTTCGAACGAAGTGTCTACCTGTTGGATCAGAAGATCAATGACCTTGGGGTCAAGATCGATATGGACATGGTCGACAACCTTATCAACTATCACGAAGAATACAAAGACCGCCTCCACGCCGATGCCGTCGAACTCTCCGGACTGGATAACCCGAATTCACGGGCTCAGATCCTGGAGTGGTTACGAGACCAGGATGTTGAGATCCCGGATCTTAAAAAGAAGTCCGTTTCGGCCTTGATGGCCGGCACTGACAATGAGTCCGTACGCGATCTACTTCAGTTACGACAGGAACTGGCCAAAACATCGATGTCCAAATACGACGTCATGCAGCGGGCCACTTGCGACGATGGACGGATCCACGGCGTGCTGCAGTATTACGGGGCCAACCGCACCGGGCGCTGGGCCGGACGCCTTGTCCAGGTTCAAAACCTACCGAAGACCAACATGAAAGAACGCCAGCTCTCCGCCATTCGGGATCTGGTCAAGAGAAGCGAATTCGAGGCCCTGGAAGCCATCTACGGCACAGTTTCGGATCTCTTCTCACAACTTATCCGTACCTCATTTATTCCCTCGTCAAAGCGACGCTATGCCGTCTGCGACTACTCCGCCATCGAGGCTCGAGTGATCGCTTATCTAGCCAACGAAGAGTGGCGCCTGGAAGTGTTCAACACTCACGGCAAGATCTATGAAGCTTCAGCTTCTGCTATGTTCAAGATCCCACTGGATCAGGTCGATAAGAAGTTGAGATCCAAAGGTAAGATCGCTGAGCTCGCACTGGGCTATGCCGGATCCTCTGGGGCGCTTCTTCAGATGGGTGCGCTTGAGATGGGGCTGGATGAGTCGGAACTGCCTGAACTGGTCACAAAGTGGCGCACAGCCAATCCTGCGATCGTTAAGTTGTGGAAGAGTGCCGAGACCTGCGCCAAGCGAGCCGTCACGATCCCTTATGATCGTATCTCGATCAGGAAGATCCATCCCGGATGTCCGGTCGATGTCTTCTTTGAGAAACATAAAAGCGACTTATGGATCACACTCCCGTCAGGGCGGATCCTGGTTTATAAGAACATCCAGCTGACCGGTGAAGATCGTTATCAGAAGATCTCCTACGAAGGCATGGATCAGAAGACAAAGAAGTGGACCAGACTCGATACGTTTGGCGGGAAGTTGGTTGAGAACATCACCCAAGCGATCGCCCGCGACTGTTTGGCCGAAGCGATGGTCCAGTTAGATCTGGCCAGATTCAGGATCGTCTTCCACGTTCATGATGAAGTGATCTGTGAAGTCGAGTCAGCTCAAGCTGATGCGGCTTTGGCTCAAATGAAAAGCATCATGGGCACACCGATCGACTGGGCTCCCGGATTGAGCCTCAAAGCTGAAGGATACACATCCGCATTTTATTTAAAAGACTGAGGAAACAAGATGGAAAAACTCCTGATTGCCACCGGCAAGAGCCGGTTTGAAAAGAAGTGGAAGAATATTGAGATCTCCTGGGACGATCTTCTTGCCCGTATCGGTAAGACCTTCCGTTCCAGGGAGACTGTGGCGGAGTATGCCAAGATGAAGAAACCTGATCAGGACGCCATCAAGGATATCGGCGGCTTCGTCGGCGGACATCTGAAGGAAGGCAAGCGCCGTAACGGTAACGTTGCCTATCGTACGCTGTTGACCCTGGATGCCGACTTCGCCACACCGTCCTTCTGGGACGACCTGGTCATGTTCAACGAATACCGATGCGCGATCTACTCGACCCACAAGCATACCAAGGATCACCCGCGCCTGCGTCTGATCATCCCGTTGGATCGTAAGGTCTCACCGGATGAGTACGAAGCGATCGCGCGTCGGATCGCCTATGAGATCGGCATCGATCAGTTCGATGACACGACTTACCAAGCGACCCGGCTGATGTACTGGCCGTCGACCTCAAGTGATGGACAGTTCGTTTGTGAGAGTCAGGAAGGGCATGTGCTTAGCGCGGATGCCGTGTTGGCCAAATACCACGATTGGAAAGACATCAGTTACTGGCCTCAGTCTTCGCGCGTTGCGCAGCTGCACGTCAGCTCGATGAAGAAGCAGGAAGACCCGTTGGCCAAGACTGGCACGATCGGGGCCTTCTGTAGGGCCTACAGCATCGCTCAGGCGATCGAAACTTTCCTGAGTGATAAGTATGAGGCTTGTGACGTTGATAATCGCTATACCTATAAGCAAGGCACCAGTAGCGCCGGGCTGATCGTCTATGACGATAAGTTCGCCTACTCCAACCATTCGACCGATCCTGCATCGATGCAGCTGTGTAACGCGTTCGATCTCGTCAGGATCCATCTGTTTGGAGATCTGGATGACAACACCGATACCGAACTGCCGGCCAACAAGAAACCCTCCTTCGTGAAGATGAATGAGATGGTCTTGGCGGATGAGAGCATTCGTGAACTTATGACCAAGGAACGTCTGATGAGTGCCTCTGAAGACTTCGAAGGGGTCGTCATTCCTGAAGACACTGACTGGATGAAGAAGCTGACCCGAAGTAAGAGAGGGGATCAGATCGAGCCTACGATCGAGAATGTCTTGATCATACTGAGAAACGATCCTGCCTTGGCCAATCTGGGCGGATCCAATGAGTTCAACTACCGCAACGAAACCTTCGGCAAGCTGCCGTGGGACGACACCAAGGAACCACGTCCATGGACCGATACGGACGATGCCGGGATCCGTTATTACATTGAGAAGTGCTACAACATCAACGGCATCAAGAAGATCGAAGATGCGCTTGCGCTTCGGTTCTCCGAGACGAAATACCACCCGGTACGCGAGTACCTGGAGCCACTCAAGTGGGATGGCACCAATCGCCTGGATCGCTTGATGATCGAGTATCTGGGCGCCGATGATTCTGAATACACCAGAGCTGTGACCCGCAAGACGTTCTGCGCCGCCGTGGCTAGAGTGTACCGTCCCGGAGTAAAATTCGACTACATGCTGACGATGACCGGAGCCCAGGGCTTAGGCAAGTCGACGCTTATCAAGAAGATGGCCAAGCACTGGTTCTCAGACTCACTGATCAGCATCGGCACCAAGGAAGCTTATGAGTCGCTTCACGGTGTATGGCTGTTGGAGCTGGCCGAACTCACTGCCACCAAGAAAGCAGAAGTTGAAGCCGTCAAGCAGTTCATCAGCAAGCAGGAAGACGTGTATCGAAGAGCCTATGGCCACAATACCTCATATCACCCGCGCCAGTGCATCTTCTTCGGATCCACCAATGATTATGAGTTCCTCAGAGACTCAACCGGTAACCGCCGTTTCTGGCCCATCCTGACCTCGAAAGAACGCAAGGTCAAGTCCGTGTTCGAAGATCTTACTGATGATCTGATCGACCAACTATGGGCTGAGGCGAAGCATTACTACGACAACGGGGAAGAACTGTTTCTCTCTGAGTCACTGGAAGCGGAAGCCTACAAACGCCAAGAAGAGCATTCAGAACACAACGCGAAAGCCGGCCTGATCTCGGTTTACTTGGATCGATTGTTGCCATCAAATTGGGATGATATGGGCATCGAAGAACGCAAGTCGTTCATCAAAGGTGATCAGTTTATTGAGGCCAAAGGGACTGTCAAAAGAACGAGAATATGCGCGCTGGAGATCTTCCAGGAGTGCTTCGCTGGTAACCCCAAGGATCTGACACCGCAGCTGACCAAAGAGATCAACAGTATCATGGCTGGGATGTCTGGATGGAAGCGTTATGAAAAGCCGATGCGATTCAAATTGCATGGACTTCAGCGAGGATTCACTCGTGATCAGGAAGATGATTTCTAGGATTTACCTGTTACAAAAGGTGTTACAAAGCTGTTACAAGGCGTTACAAACAGCAAAATAGGCAAAAAACTGTAACACGCGAATGTTACAAAACTAAAAAGTGTAACACCTTTGTAACAGACTTGTAACACATAAAAAGTCCTTTGTTTAAAAGGTATAACGCAATAATGTTACAAAGTTACAAGAATATCTATAAGACTATACAGAAATAGGTAAATATGCGTACATAAGCGCACCTAAATTACCTATTTGCGTATAGTCTATAACGCGTAATGCGAGAACTGTAACAAAGACCGGACTAAAAGAGAGGTGATCAAAATGGGATGGAGCAATGCGAATCCATGGAATGTCCAGGATGTCGAATATCTGAAGAGCTGTCATGGAAAGGTAACGATCGATGATGCGGTGACTTTTCTGAACCGGGACAAGTTGCAGGTCTATACCAAGATGCGGATCCTGGGGCTTCAGTTCAAAACCAACGATCCACCTTATGGGATGATCTGGAGAACTTCGTTGGTTCCTGGAGTGCTTGCGAGTGAGACGGGTCTGTTGTGGAGCGAGAAGAAACAGCAGCTGATCGTGCCAAGTGTCAATGGCGCCGGAGATCATTTCATCCTGGTTGATCGGCAACCGGTGAATGTATCCAAGATCGTGTATGAAGCCTTCTATGGCAAGATCACCGACAACCGTCAAGTCTTCAGGAAGGACAAGGATCCGGCTAACAGTGACATCGGAAACCTAATTTGCATTACGCGGGCCGAGGCAAGAACCAGAGGCATGTGGGGAATTCAACATCCGATCGCGGTTTACAAGAATGGGAAACGGATCGCGGTTTACGTCAGTGCGGTTGCCGCTGCGAAGGCGTTCGGTGTCACCAACCAGACGATAGCCAGTCGAGCTGAAGGCAAGGTACCGAAATGGACCAACAAGCGATCTGCAAGAATGGAAGGATATGAATTCAAGTATTTGAACACGAAGAAACAATCGGCTAACAGACAGGATGTCTTGGCGAGAAAGAAGAGGATCATCAATGACCAACCGTGAGTCGCAAATCGAAAAGTACCTGGTCGATCAAGTCAAGGCCATTGATGGGTTGTGTTGGAAGTTCGTCAGTCCCGGTGTGTCCGGTGTTCCGGATCGGATCATCTTGATCGAAGGGCATACCTACTTCGTAGAGGTCAAGACCGAAGACGGTCGTTTGGATAAGCTACAACATCATCGATGCCGACAGATCCGTGATCGCGGGATCAGTGTCAACATCGTCAGAAACAAAGACCAGGTCGATGCGTTGATCGATAGGATCCTAAATGAGAACAAAGTGTGACTGGTGCGGGGTTGAGTATGATCTGAATCCATACCGATATACCCACAGTGAATTTCATTTTTGTAGCCGATCCTGTTATCACAACCATAAGGCAAGAAATCAGATCAAAACAGTTTGTTTCCGATGCGGGAAAGATGTTGTTAAACCACCATCAAGAAAATCAACAAGATCGTTCTGCAGTTCGCAATGCCTGATGAAAACCATGAACGAGGAGATGAATCCAAGTAGAATGATACCTGAAACAAAAGCGAAACTGAGACAGCATCATCTTGATACTGGTGAAGGAAAGACTTACGCAAAGACGTTTAGTCGTCATACCCACCGTGTTGTTGCTGAACAGATCCTGGGACGACCTTTACTTCCTGAAGAAGTGGTCCATCACATAGACGGAAACAAACGAAACAACGATCCAAAGAACTTAATGATATTTGCATCCCAAAAGGATCATGCTACGTTCCATCAACGGGAGAAAGAGAAACGGCATGCTTTACGTTCCACATGAGTACCAAAAGAAAGCCTACGATCTGGCTATTGCTAACCCGCGATATCTGATTTTTCTTGCCATGGGTATGGGTAAGACAGTGGTGACTTTGACCGCCATCGATGATCTACTGCATGATTTCTTCGAAGTCCAGAAGGTGCTGGTTATTGCGCCGTTAAGAGTGGCGGAAGATACTTGGAGCACCGAGTCCGCGAAGTGGGATCATCTGAAACACTTAAAACTATCCCTGGTCTTGGGTTCGTTGGGGCAACGACTCAAGGCGTTAAATACAAAAGCAGACATCTACATCATCAACCGTGAAAACGTGGAGTGGCTGGTCAATCATTACCAGACCCTGTGGCCCTTCGATATGGTGGTGATCGACGAGCTGTCGAGTTTCAAGAATCCATCGTCGCACCGGTTCAAATCACTTCGGAAGGTGATGCCACTTACTGACCGGTTCATCGGATTGACCGGAACACCGGCACCCAACAGCCTGATTGACCTTTGGTCACAGATCTATTTGGTCGATAAAGGTGAGCGATTGGGCAAGACCGTCAAGATGTATCGGGAGACCTATTTCACACCGGGATGGGGAAATGGCCATATTGTCTACAAGTGGAACCTGAAGGAAGGATCCGAAGAGAAGATCTTTGCCAGGATCTCCGACATCTGCATGAGCATGAAGGCGGAGGACTGGATCAAGGTTCCTGAACGGCTGGATCTGATCAAGACCATAACGTTCCCGAAAACTTTGCTGAAACAGTATCGATCCTTCGAGCGAGACACGATCATGGAGTTGGCCAACAAGGAAACGATCGTGGCATCGACAGCAGCCGTGGTCACCAACAAGCTTCTGCAGTTTGCAAACGGTGCCATCTATGATGAAGAACGTAAAGTCCACAAGATCCATGACTTGAAGCTGGAAGCCCTGGCTGATCTGATTGAGAGCGCCAACGGTGATCCGGTGATCGTGTTCTATTCCTACCAGCATGATCTGGCCAGAATCAAAGCCTTCTTCCCGGAGCTGGACATTCGAACCATCGAAGGACCCAAAGACATCCAGGACTGGAACGATCGCAAGATCCAGGTCATGTGTCTGCATCCGGCCAGTGCCGGTCATGGGTTGAACCTTCAAGCCGGAGGGAACATCATCATCTGGTTTGGTCTTAACTACTCCCTGGAACTGTACCAGCAAGCCAATGCGAGACTTCACCGGCAAGGCCAGACCGAAAAGGTGTTGGTACATCACATCGTTGCCAAAGACACCATGGATGAAGCTGTGATGGAAGCATTGGCCAGGAAAGACATCAGCCAGGCAAGATTGATCGAAGCAGTGAAAGCGAGGATCTCCATTGGACAATGAACAACTGAAATCCGAAGTGAAGATCCTTAGAGCCAACATCGTTTGTTACTACGATCAGGCTAAGCATCTGCGCTTACTGGATGACAAGAAGGACGTCATCGATGCGCAGCTGAACAGGACAGCCGGGAGCCTGATCATCGTGACTGGGGATCAGCATATTCCTAACGACGAAAGACGGATGCAGCTGATGATGGATCTGTCTGAAGTCAATGATGAGATCGAGGCCACCAAGGGAACTGTGAGGTTGGTAGAGCGGTTCTTCAGATCATTGAGCGACCAGGATCTTCGATTGATGCGTGATTATGCCAAAGGCAAAATGACGATCGTCGAATTGGCTGAGAAGTACGATTACAGCAAGGATGGATGTCTTCGACGGATTAAAAGGTTAATGTTCAGATTTATACGAAATCATGAAAAAGTGTCTACCAAGTGCGGGTAATTTCGTGATAATATGATAGTGTGATCATTCGGTCCCCCACCCATTTAATCCGGGTGATCATTATCCCCTAAGACCCAGCTTAACTGTTGGGTTTTTTAATGCAATGAAAGGAGCGGTATGACGGATAAACTGACGCCAAAACAGAAATCGTTCATCGATAATTACATCTTGACCGGTAACGCCACACAGGCAGCCATTTCAGCCGGATACCCTTCAAAGTCGGCGAGAGCGATCGGAGCCGAAAACCTTACAAAACCATACATACACGCGTATTACGAAAAACGCCTTGAAGCCCTTGATCTGCAGACTATGATGCAACAAAAAGAAGTCCTTCAGAGGTTGACCCGGATCGCCCGGCGTGAAGAGAAAGAAACCGTGGTGATCACCACCAAGAGTCGTACATCATCCTATGACGATACCGGAAAGAAAGTGATCGTAGAATCGGAGACGCCATTGTTGGTAGAGATCCCAACAAAGATCCAGGATACGAACAAGTCTCTTGAGCTGTTGGGTAAGCATCACCGCTTGTTTGTCGATCGAGTCGAGAACGATACAACGATCGAGGTCACCAAGACGCTCGCGTCCCTGTTGGATGAGCTCAGGGATGATCCTGATGAAGCTAAGTAAGAAGTATAAAGACTTCCTGAAGTACACCAGAGCCAAAGGGGAGATCCTTGAAGGCACCACCTATGCCGGTAAGACAACGATCGGCGTCGTAAAGTTCATGCTGATGGTGGCCAGATCAGATATGCAGGATCATATCCTGTCCGGCTTAGATCTGGGAACCATCGAGAAGAACATCATCAATCCGTCACTGGGGATCATCGATATCTTCGGGGATCTGAGGTACGGTGGGTGTGTTCAGTATCGATCCGATGGTGGAGGCGGTATCACGTTGCCGCATATCGTTTACAAGACGCCAAAGGGAAACAAGATCATCTACACCCTGGGGTACGATAACAAAGACCGTTGGAAGAAAGCTCTGGGCGGTCAGTATGGATGTGTCTATATCGATGAAGCCAACATTGCGAACATGGACTATGTCCGTGAGATCATGATGCGTCAGAACTACTTCATCATGACGCTGAATCCGGATGATCCGAATTTGGCTGTCTACCACGAATACATCAATCACTCTCGACCTTTGACCCAGTGGGCCAAAGAGACACCTGAGGGCTTATTGAACGAGCTTAATGAGCCGGTTCATGATGGATGGGTGCATTGGTACTTCACTTACGATCACAATGCCGGACTCACCGAAACAAAGCGCAGCGAACTTCTTGGTTCAGCACCTATTGGGTCGAAGCAATACAAGAACAAGATCCTTGGCCTTAGAGGAAGGCACACAGGGCTCGTATTCGATTTAGACAAGAAACACATCGTGGAACCCCAGTGGGTTCACCAGCAGATCCAGTCCGGCTCTTGGAAGCCGTTTAAGATCTTCAGCTGTGGTGTGGATACCTCATACTCACGCAAGAGCGATGACACGATCGCTTTTGTTTTCGATGGGATCACCGAAGATGGGAAGAAGGTCACGCTGGATGTATGGACCGTCAATAACACGATCCTGGCACGAAACGGTAGAAATCCACTCGCTCCATCCGATATTCCGCCGCTATTGTTTAGTTTTCTGGAACGAAACAGGGAACTATGGGGCTTTGCTCGAGATGTCTTCATCGATACAGCTGACCAAGCGACACTCACCGAATGTGAGAAGTATCGTCGCGTGAACGGCTGTCTTTATAAGTTTCTACCAGCATGGAAGAAGATGAAGATCATTGATCGACTTCAGCTGTCACGAGGTTGGATGGCCCAGAATTATTTCTACATCCTGTCCCATTGTAAGCCGATGATCGATGAATTTAACCTGTACTCCTGGCAGGAAGAGAAACAGGAACCCGAAGATGGTAATGACCACACCATCAATGCGGATCAGTATGCCTGGTTACCCTATAGGGACAAGATCGGAGTAACAAAATAACATGGGAAAACTACAAAATTTCATCGCGTCAGCCTTTAGGATCGAACAGCAGATGAACCAACAAGTGATCATCCGCGATGTCATGACTCATGAACTGAGCGTTTTCAGGAACCAGTTGTGGTACCGAGGCGATGCCACAGAGTTGCACCAGTTCTATACCCAGTTCGATGATCAAGCTGGAAACACCAAATTCTGGCGCGGCGTAGGTTCGACTGGTATCAATTTCCGTAAGATCCACACAGGTCTACCGGCATTGATCGTTGATCGGTTGGTCGATATCGTCATCGATGACATGAATGAGATCGAGTTCCCGGAGAGTACCCCGGACAAGGAACGATATGAAACGCTGACCAAAGAGTACGACTTCAAAGCTTTGTTGAAGGAAGCTGTCGGGAAAGCCTTGTATGAGGGAGACGGCGCATTTAAGATCAGCATCGATCCGGACATCAGCGATTATCCCCTTGTTGAATACTACGGGGCCGATCGCGTTGATTATGTTTATAGACGTGGTCGTCTAGATGCAATTATCTTCAAAACTGAACGTACTAAGAACGATAAACGCTTCTTACTCAAAGAAACATACAGTCGAAATGGGATATCCTACCGGCTTTATAATGCGCAGGGGACGGAAGTTACAGTTTCTGAGATCGAAGACTTTGGAGATCTCTTACCTGCTGAATATTCCAACGATTTGATTTGGGCGGTGCCTTTGATGTTTGATCGTTCAGTAAAGTTCCCCGGGCGTGGAAAGTCCATTTTCGATACGAAATCAGATGCATTCGATGCTTTTGACGAAGTCTTCAGTCAATGGATGGATGCCTTAAGGGACAACCGTACCAAGACTTACATCCCATCGAGTTTGCTGCCACAATACACAGGAGCTGATGGAAAGAGTCGTGAGTTACCTCCAAACAGTTTCGACAACCGTTATGTAAAGACCGACTCCCAAGGCGCGATCGAGGGTAAGGCGGATCAGATCTCCGTCGAGCAAGGTACTATTCAGGCGGATGCATTGAATCAGACTTATGTCACTGCTCTGGATCTGTGCTTACAGGGGATCATTAGTCCATCGACTCTTGGCATCGATGTCAAGAAACTGGACAATGCTGAAAGCCAGCGTGAGAAAGAAAAAGCGACACTCTACACTCGGAACCGGATTATATCGACTCTTCAGATCGTTGTTCCTAAGTTGATTCAAACGATCATCTCAGTTGAAGCAACGATCAACAAGAGAGCAATCAGCGAAGTTAAGGCGACCATCACATTTGGTGAGTATGCCAATCCATCCTTTGAGGCAAAGGTCGAGACCATAGGCAAAGCCAAGGGTTCCGGGATCATGTCTCTGGATCGATGTGTTAAAGAGCTCTACGGCGACACCCTGGACGAAAAGGAAATCGATGAAGAAGTTCGCAAGATCAAGGAAGAGTCGGGAATGGCTGAAGCTAGTGGCGTGTCACTGATTGACACGCAACCTCAAGGCAATGCATCAATGACGACCTTGAATGGCGCACAGATTCAAAGCGTTCTGAAGATTACTGAACAGCTGAAGGCTGGAACCTTGTCGAGAGCTTCCGCAATCGCATTGGTCGTATCGACATTAGGTATGACTCAGGAAAACGCAGAAGCGATCCTATCAGAGCAAGTCCCTGAAGGTGATCCGATCGAAAGTTGAGGTGACCCATGGACGGATATGATATCGGCGAGATCTTCGCAGAAATCGAGCTTGAGGTGATCAAGTCACTTAAGCGCAATTTGGGTAAGCATTACGAAGATGAGATCCTGGAAGGGTTCAAGTGGCCAGCATGGCAGACGATGAAGATCAAGGATCTACAGCGCTTCCGATTAGAGAATGCATCGCTGTTTAAGTACTATGAGCCAAAGCTCGAAGCATCGATCGAACAGATCATCAAAGATCAATTCCTAGAAGGAGCCAAAGCCACAGCCCAACAGGCACTCAAAGCGGGAGCTGTTGCCAGCGATCCTATGATGTTCTTCAATATGCCTGATCGTAAAGTCTTGGCCTTGATCAATGAAGCGAAGGCAAGCGTCAAGATGGCACAAACATCCGCTCTGCGTTTCGCTAACGATCAATACCGGCAGATTGTATTCAAGTCACAGATGTATGCAGCATCAGGTGCCGGAACGCTCTATAAGGCCGTTGACATGGCCTCTAAGGATTTCCTGGATAAGGGGATCAATAGTATCGAATACGCCAACGGCAGTCGGGTGAACATTGCAAGTTATTCTGAGATGGCCATTCGTACAGCCAACAAAAAGGCAAGCCTTATAGGCGAAGGCGAGATGAGGGAGCAATTGGACATCGATCTAGTGATCGTGACTCAGTATGGTGCTAGCTCGCCGACCTGCTTACCCTGGCAAGGGCGTGTTTATGTTGATGATGTGTATTCCAATGGCAACCCAGATGATTACGATGGGAAATATCCAAGACTATCTCTGGCTATTGAAGGTGGACTATTCCATCCCAACTGTCGTCACAGAGCTTCGGCTTATTTCGAAGGGATCACTGCGGATGTCGAGAGAATCGACGAAGCCCAAGCACTAGCTAACTACAACGCCGAACAGAAACAACGCTACAATGAACGGAAGATCCGCAAGTACAAGCGTTTATCTGAAGGATCCTTGGATGAGAAGAACGTTGAGATGTACTATGGCCGACAGAAAGCTTGGGAGAAGATCCAACGTGATCACATCGATGCAAACCCTGAACTAAGGAGAAACCCGTGGCGGGAAAGTTTGCATGGAGTTAAATCAAACATTGGACCAGCTCAGAAAATCAAGAGTCTCAGCCCCAATGAGTTAAGTGAGTACCTAGAAAGACCATATCTTCAGCAACGACTTGACTTCGTTGACAAAGCAACCAGAAGTCCAGGATTTATCCCATCTGGTTCATTGATGGATCCAAAATCTGTTACAATTATTGCAGGTCCAGGTAGCGAAAAGAAAATCAGGGATATCGCTACATTCGTTACCAACTTCGGTGGTAAGCCTGAGGACTGGACCAAAAGGACGGCTAAGATCGAGTCATCGGCTTATGTACATGATGTCCATTGGTTCGAGATGAATCATGTTCAGTATCGTCCCGTTATGAAGTTTAGGAAGGTTAAAAAATGAAAACTATGCTTGTGTACCAATCAGAAACAGATCAAGAAATCGAGATGGAAGTTATCGGTCTTTTGAAGTATGTTGGAAACACAATACTTATGTGTCTAGAAGACGGCAAGACTTATGCTTGCGTTGGGATTGATGAACTCGATTACTTTAGGATAGTCGATGACACTGGGGAAGATTATATGTACCCAATTGACAATCCACGACCATTAGCCGGTAATGGGGTCTCCGATAAAGAACTCATGGGTGGAGAGTGGGAAGTTATTGATGATCCATCAGGTAGACTGGCGGAAGTGATTAAGCTAAGCAAAGCCGTATAGAATGATTGAACAAGACGAGAAATCGTCTTTTCTTTTGGCCAAACGTGTCACGCCGCTAAACTGCATGGGAGTCGACGGACTCGCACAAAAACGGAGGTAAAATGAAGAATTTAAAACCTAATCGCTTTCCCCTGGACATTCAGCTTTTCGCTGAAGGAGATCCTGCTGGGGATCCGCCGGCTACGGACCCGGTAAAAAAAGATCCGGAGCCTGCAACGAAAACTTTCACCCAGAAAGACATCGATGATGCTGTCTCGAAAGAGAAGGCACGTTTGAAGGCTAAGTATGATAAGCAGCTCAAGACCGTGAATGGAGAAGACACTCCACCTGCAGATCCCACGAAGGATCCGGTGGCGGTTGATACGACCCCTTTCATTCAAGCAGCTGCAAAAGCCGAAATCAAGGCCGCACTCGCAATGGCGGGAGTCTCTGCAGAGAAGATTCCGTATGCGGTTCGACTCATTGATACGGCTGAAGTGCTTGTTGAAGGAGCAGTCAGCGATGATAAGACCAAAAAGGCAGTCGAAGACATGCTCAAGAACTTCCCGGAACTGAAAAAGGCGACCGGTGACGGAACGCCTTCATTCAAAGTCGGGGCCAATGGCCAACAAGTTCCCGCTAGCGCAGATCAAGCGTATGCGGATGCTTTCAGAATCAAGAAGAAACCCTAAAGGAGGGCTAACACATGCCTATCAATTATGCTTCCCAGTTTGCGTCTTTGCTCGCACAGCAATTCGCCCAGGGGTCTACGTCAGCCGATATGGAACGCAATAGACGTTTCAATTGGATCAACGCCCACACCCTGAACATCCCGACGCTCACCCTGTCTGGATACAAGGATCACGCCCGTGACGGATCCAAGAACCGTGGTACCTTGGCCACTGCCTACCAAGCAGTCGTCGCTGACTACGATCGCGACATCGAATTCTTCGCTGATGAAGCGGATGTAGATGAAACCAACATGGCTTTGTCTGCAGCTAACATCACCGGCACGTTCAATGCCGAACAAGCCATCCCTGAGATGGACGCCTATCGCTATTCCAAGCTGTTCACCTCTTTCGTTGCTGCTGGTGGATCAGTCGATACAACCGCTTTGACCGCCGCCAATATCTTGGCCAAATTCGACGCTGGTATGCAAGCGATGGACGAAGCAGGCGTTCCGGTATCCGGTCGTGTCTTGAAAGTCACCCCGGTCGTCAACACGTTGTTGAAGAACGCGGAAGGTTTGACCCGCACGTTGGATGCTTCTGGCAATCCGATCGTCAAACGCTCCATCCACTCCCTCGATGACGTCGAGATCATTGTCGTTCCGTCCGACAGAATGAAGTCTGCTTTCGATTTCACTGATGGGTTCACTCCGGCCTTAACCGCGCGTCAGATCAACTTCATGTTGTACCACACCGATGCGTTTGTCGCTGACAACAAAATCAACGACATCTATCTGTGGCCTAAAGGATCAACCCCTGAGTCTGCTTTCGGGAATCTTTATCAGAACCGCACCAAAGGTGTGTTATATCTGATCACGCAGAAGATTGCCGGCGTCTACATTAACGCAGCTGCAGCGGTATAGGAGGCTTATAAATGAGCCAATTCGTTGCGGTGCGCGGAAACCGTGAAGTAAAGATCACGGAAGCCGAGAAGAAATCCTACAACGCTAAGGGATACGACATCTTTGAAATCGAAGAAGGTCAAAAGCCTAAGCGTATTTTGAAAGCTGGGGGTTCTGACGAGAAATTGAAAGAAGCTTTGGCAGAGAATGCAGCATTGAAGAAAAGAATTGCAGAACTTGAAAAGGACGGCTCTAAATAGCCGTCCTTTCCTTCAATCGAAGGGAGGATGACCAGTGGAGCAACTCGTTTCAAACATTTATTACAAGGAGACCTATAAAGGTACCCTTATCACATTAGACGCCGATATCGATCGGCATCTGCAGATGGCGGAGATCCAACTCAATGACATGACCCGTAACAAGATCACCCTAGATCTTGATGAGGTAATCTTGGATCGAGTGAAGATGGCCATTTGTTACCAAGCTGATTTCCATTACCAAAACGGTGGAGACTTCGGCAATGTTTCCGGATTCTCTGTAGATGGGCTAAGCATAAGTTATCAATCAGGATCAAGTGTTAAACACATATCGGAAACAGCGCATCTTTTGATAAAGACCACCGGTCTTTTGTCGAGGATCCTGTAGTGGGAGCGCTGGTATGGCCAAAGTACGCTGAGAACGCGACCGTCACGATCACGTTTGAAGCCGAAGGCCTAGACACCAACGGAGGACCAATTACATCGCTGATATGGACCGGGCATGCGATCGTAAATTTGAAACGCAAACGTACCATCGATGCAGAGGGCAAGGAAATTCTTTGCCAGGGTTCAATCTTGGCCGAAGGAGACATAGCACCTGGTATTGCATTGTCTGCAGGATCGGTCATGATCTATGGCCAGAAGTACAAGATCAACGGTGTAAGTAGAACGCCACTACCCGGTGGTCGGATATTTCACACCAGGATGGAGCTCTACTAAATGGGAGTAGCCATCAAATCAGAATTTAAAGTGAAGGTCAACCAAGCTGTGCTCAACAAGATGCTGAGTGCACCTGGTAAAGCTTTGGTTCAAACGGCGATGGCGTGTGAGACAGATTTGCTTGGCTCAAACACACTCCCGATGGGAGATACCGAAATGCTGGAGCAGTCCACGCATGTTGGCGCAGTCAATGAAAGTCATGTGTTCATCGCTACCGATGTTCCCTATGCAAGACGTCTCTACTTTCATCCAGAATTTCATTTTAGGAAAGACAAGCACGGATCAGCTGGTGGTCGTTGGTTTGACACATACATCATCGGCCCGAAAAAGAAGTTTGCTGAAAATGCTTTGATCAAGTTATTGAGGAGGCACTCGAGATGATGCAACTGACCGCTGTGCGTGACTGGGTTAAGACTAAGACCGGCTGGACTGATCCGATCTACATCGGCAAGATAGACAAGTCGCAGGAAAAAGCGTTATGCGTCTACTCTCGTCCTACACGATCGGGGCAGGGAATAGTAGCCGGTGGTTTGGTCAACACTAAAACGGCGATGAAGACAGTACACATTCTGATCCGATATGGGAAGTATGCCAATCTCGCCGAAGTTAAAGCACAAGAAGTTTTCACTTCCTTACTAGGCGTAAAGAACGTTACGATCGGAACGATCAATGTTTCGTTCATCCGTCTGTCTAGCCAAGAGCCTATCTCCTTGGACACCGATGAGGACGGTGTATATGAATATCTCATCGAAATGGACATTGTCCATGAAAGGACTTAAGTTATGAACTATGCAGTTCACGAAATCACTTTTAAGATCGGAAAAGCGGGTCGCACGAGCGCCGCGCTCGATATGGTTCCGATCGTTGACGTCGAAGGCTTGAAACTAGCCATCGATGGTAAGATGGTCGACTGGTCGCCTATGGATCAGGAAGGCTGGGCTAGACACCTGGTTACCGGTAAAAAGGCTTCATTGTCTTTGACCGGCAAAAGAAACGTTGGAGACGCCGGTAACGACTACATCGCCGGTACAGCATTCGGTGTTGGGTCTGCTTGCGAAAGCAAGATTGAGATCACGCTTCCGGATACCGAAGGAGTTCTCACTGGGAATGTCGTCATCGATGTTAAAACACCGTTTGGTGGCGAGTCAGGCGATGCATCTTTGCTTGAATTCGACATTATTTTCGACGGCAAGCCGACCTTCACTCCTGGAGTTTAACCCATGGAGGTAATCAAGACAACCGGGCGATTCATTCATGATCGCCCGACTATTGAGCTCCAGGGCAAGCTCTTTCCGATCGACGACAGGAAGTCGAACATCGACAAACTCCAAAAAGACATCGCAAAGCCAGACAACTCCGGCAAAGAAGATGAGGTCGTTATCAAGGCATTGATTGGGCCTGAGGGTTTTAAAGCTGTGACTGAAATGGATCTCAGCATGAAAGACTATCAAAGCTTGATCGTCATCCTACAATCCCAGGTCTATGGGATTTCGGAGGAGGAAGCCAAGAAACGATTTCTCGCCGGACTCTAACAGTCAGACCCAGTCTCTTTGGTATGACTCTACGATCGATGCCAACCTAATCGAAGCATCCTTCGCGAAACAGTATGGAATTCGTTTATCCATCGAAGACATCCAAGTCAGTGAGTATTACAGGCTACTTGGTGGTTTGATGGATGATACCCCACTTGGCGCGGTTATTGCCATTCGCAGTGAGGATAACCAGGATGTTCTCAAAACATTCTCTCCTGAAAAGAGAAGGATGCGAGATCAATGGAGACTTCACATCGCGCAAAAGCGAGCTAGTACGCTGACAAAAGAGGAAAAGAAGAAACAGATCCTCGAGCTTAAGAATATGTTTATGCAGTTGGCAGATTTCAAACCAAACGAAAGGCGGTAGACCACATGGATACAACACAAGTAGGATCCGTTCAATGGGATTTACACCTAAATAAAGCCGGTTTTAATCGAGAGATGTCGGCATTAGGTTCAACGACCAAGAGCGCATTCAGCAAGATGGCACAAACTGCGGCTACCGTCTTTTCTGTCTATGCGATCGGGAAGTTCATTAAATCATCTATCGATCTTGCATCGAATCTCAATGAGGTTCAAAACGTCGTCGACACGACCTTTGGCCAATCTTCGATCAGGATCAATGAATTCGCAAAAACAGCTGCACGCTCTTACGGATTGTCAGAGTACGCGGCTAAGAAATATACAGGCGTCGCCGGATCCATGTACAAGAGCATGGGGTTTGGTGCAGACGCTGCTGCATCGATGTCAATTGAGATGGCCAAACTGGCCGGAGACTTCGCGTCATTCTACAATCTTGATGCTGATGCTGCGTTTGAGAAGATTAGATCTGGGATCTCCGGAGAAACCGAACCGCTTAAACAGCTGGGTATCAATCTTTCTGTGGCTAACCTTGAAGCGTTCGCATTGAAGAAGGGGATCACTCAGTCATACAACTCAATGAATCAACAGAATCAAGCACTCTTGCGGTATAACTATCTTCTCGAAACATCCAAAGATGCCCAGGGTGATTTCTCCAAAACTTCCGGATCTTGGGCCAACCAAACCAGGATCTTGAAATTGCAGTGGGATTCACTGAAATCCAGTATGGGCCAGGCGTTTATTGCCTTGCTTCAACCGATCCTTACGATGATCAACACGATGATTCCGAAACTGACCGAATTGGCCAATGGTTTCTCAGCGTTTATGGCTTCTATCACAGGCAACCAACCGAATACGGCTTCTGCATCCATTGCGGCGATTGGTACAGCTTCGAGTGCAAGCGCGAGTGCGACGGATAAAGCCGCTAAAGCGATGAAACGAAGCTTGGCCGGTTTTGATGAGCTTAATGTTATTTCCAAGAAAAGTACAACTGGAACCGGTGGAACAGGATCTACCGCACCGACCACCTCATCCGACTCTTCAGCTGCAACTGCGCAAGCACAAGCGCAAGTCAATGGATTCACTACATTCTTTCAAGAGAAGGGTGCTATGATCATGTCCATCATCGGTGGGATTACTGCCGCCGTTACTTTCTTCTTTGTTGCAATGAACTGGACTGCCATCATCGCCCCGATTGCCGCTGCCATTGGATGGGTATCGAACTTCCTTATCGTAGCTGGCAATCTGGGCTTTTTGAATACTGTAGTTTTAGGTCTCGGATCAGCATTTGGAACCGCGTTCCTACCGATTGCAGGGATCGCCGCAGCCATCGGCCTTGTTGTAGCCGCACTGATCCAATTATGGACCACCAATGATGGCTTCAAAGAAGCTGTAACGGGTGCCTGGAATGGCATCATGGATTCGCTTAATCTGGTATGGACTTCAACGCTTCAGCCAATCTTCAATTCATTTACAACTATGCTTCAGGACATCTGGACAAATGGCCTTCAGCCATTGTGGAACTCATTCGTCGGATTCGTCGAGCAGATCGTTCTTCTGGGAGTAGATATCATCAACGCATTTAAACCAGTTTATGACTGGTTCGTCATTACATTCGGACCAATCATCGCAGCCGTGTGGGATGTACTATTCAAGAATATTGGGAATGCGATCAACTTTGGTCTGGGTATCTTCAAGATCTTCTTCGATTACATCAGTGGAGTGATCTCCAGCATCCGGACAATCTTTGGAGGCTTGGCAACTTTCATCTCTGGGGTATTCAGCGGTAACTGGAAGAAGGCTTGGGACGGCATTAAAACAATCTTCCAAGGGATCTGGGACGGTATCAAGAACTATCTGGTCACAATCATCAACATGATGATCTCCGGGATCAATTTCATGATCAAGTCTGCACTAGTTCCTGTGAACGCATTGATCAAAGGTTGGAACAATACTATCGGCAAGGTCACCGGTAAGATCTCTGAAGTGAATATTGAGATCCCTGCAATCAAAGCCTTCAAGAATGGAGGTGTACTCGACAGCCCGACTCTTGGTCTTATGGGCGAGTATCCGGGGGCTAGTTCTAACAAAGAGATCGTGACGCCGGAGAAACTGATGGCCGAAGTCTTTGCGGAAGTCCTAAAAGGTTTCTTCGAGACACAGCAAGGTGGCGACATCATCATTCAGAACTTTATGGATAGTGAGTTGATTGAGGAAGTCATCTCTAAAAAGAGTACATTGAAGCTTCAAGCTGCCAATGGAAGGGGGTAGGTCGTTATGTTCACATTATTAATCGGTGGCGTTACAATGCCTTCCCCAGACCTGGAATCACTGGATGTTGGTTATGATGATCTTGACAGTGAGAACTCAGGGAGAGGCGAAGAAACAGGGATCATGATCCGCGAACGCATACGTGCGAACGTACGGAAATATCCCATGAAATGGTCTGCGCTAAAAGGTACTGAATTTGTAACTTTGACAACCGCGATTGCAGCTGAACAGTTTAGTGTTACGATTCTTGACCCGATCTCCGGATCCGATCAGACTTTTACGATGTACGCAGGATCCAGAGCATCAAGATGTATCATGCCCGCAGCAAATTATGCGGATTCTGTTTTTAGTTTATCAGTTCAGTTTATTGAATGTTAGAAAGGAAAGTGCGCCATGTACAGTGTGTCTTCGACCTATCGAACCAAGATCAGTGAAACGACGCGATCAACTCGTCTTCGCGGACAGATTACACTTGGTGCGACCACCATTACACTTAGCGGGGAGGATATACTCCCCGGATCTGTTGAATGGAAGAATCAGTGCATTGATAAAGACGATTTCAACTTAGGATCTGTTTTCGCCGCAACAGTCAAGCTCTCGATTTTTGATCGCGTCACCACACTTGATCTAAAGGGTGGAGTGGTTACGCTCGAGTTTGGATTGAAGCTTTCCGATACATTAATCGAATATGTTCCGTTAGGTGTATTCAACATCATTGACGCCTATCACAAGTTATCGGCGATTGTTATCACCGGTATCGATAACATGGTTAAACTTGATAAAACATTACCCGGGATCGTCCAGGGGACACCAATCGAGATTCTGGATAGCATGACCGCTGACACTGGGGTGCTGGTAGAGAATACTTCATTCGCACTGCATCCTAATGGTTCGGATTCACTTCAAGTTACTCCTGGTGAAACCATGAAGACCTGGCGTGATATGTTGATGTGGTTGTCCCAGTATCTTGGAAGCTTTGCCACAATTAATAGGGCAGGCAAGGCGTGGATCAGAGAGTTGGTATCAACATCCGTTGAAACGATTGGCCCTGCTATTCGCTTTAAATCGCCTTTAGTGAAGGATGAGCCGGTGACGATCACTAGCCTGTCCGCGATGTTCACCAGTACTCTGTATGAGTTTAATATCTCGATAATTCCGAATACGGGCAAGAATTACAAATTCGATGACAACCCGTTGTTCTGGGAATACGATGATGCCCAATCTGGTGTCTGTCTTGAAAACATTCTATCCGTTCTAAGTACGGTCAATTATCTACCCGGTGAGGTCGAATTTAACGGCAATCCAGCGCTTGATGTTGGGGATTACGTAACATTAAGTGGGACATCTAAAGGCACCGTGGTCTTCAGGATTACTTCCTTCACCTGGAAGAGCAAAGGAAAATGCATTATTCGATCAGCTGGATTAAGTAGTCTTTTATCAACTAAACAGGATCTCGCTTATCGTCAAGGCTCCTCTAGAGCACAAGTTCAGATCGATAAGTTGAATGGACAGATTGATCTTCTCGCTGAAGGCGTTTCGATTATTGCTGCAGATGTTGATGATCTCAATGGATCCCGAACGGAATTAGAAACCAAGATTGATGGTGTAACGATTACCGTTACTCAGCAGGTTGATAAGATATCTGATCTGCAGTCATCGACTGATGAAAATTCAGCCGCAATTGACAGTAATGCTGATGCGATCGCGCTTCAGAAGTCGTATTTCAATTATGACGGAGCTGTAACGATGGGACGTAACGACAGTCCCGCTCAGATCAGGATGGAGATCGATACAGATAGTAAACCAAAAGTAACATTGACCGATGGGTTCAATGAAACAGTAACAATTAAATCAAATGCTATTAAGACACCAAACGTCGAGATCACTGAAACGATGATCATCGGCAATCATAAAGTTCAGAAGGTAACCGGGAGCACTACTGAAACAATATTCTTCCCGATTTAAGGAGAAACATTCATGGCGTTTGCAATTACTAGTCCAGCGACAGCAAATATAACTGATACCCAGACAAGTGTTTCTGTAGCGTGGTCAGGTGCAACTACTGGTACGAATTGGTACATATTTTTAGCACTAAGAATAAATGGTGTGAATATCGCTACTTACTCAGGTCCAGCGACGGCTACGGGTAGCCAAACTCTAGCGATCGCATCCAATGCACAAGCGATTTATAACGCTGCCAAAGGTCATGGTCTATCAGGTGCGGTTGAGATTTATGCAGAAAGTTGGAATGATGATTACCCACCAGTTCTTTATGTTTCTACCAAATCAGGTGGGACATTAACTATTAATTATCGCATCAAGAACTTGTCACTAACTGAGCCAGCTACGGCAAATAAATGGGACATGGATCAGGTCGTTGGAAACCTGTTGACCTCATCCTGGACTAGAACGAATTCCGCATTTCTGGCCAGACTAAAGGGATGGGTATGGAACGGATCAACTTGGATCCTGGTGTTTAATCGTTATGGTTATTCGACATCATCTAATACTGATGTCATCGCACTGGGATACAAGGATGCGATCGTAGCTGCGATGAATAGTGTCTCGCCCCGAGATTTCAAACTGCAAATCATCACTCAGTTTGATGACGGTACAGCTGATTATCTTGATTTGAGTTATACAGAGAGTGAAGTTGTCGGCAATTACACCAAACGGACAGCCTCGTATGGCGTGTCAAAGGTCTTCGTGACTCTTTCGACAATTTCGATCGGAAACTTCGATCTACTTCCGATCGCTATGAGTGTTCCATTCACGCTAACAACTTATGGATCCTATCCTCATACGATTCGACTGTATCTCAAAAAGCCAGATGGCACAGCTGTATTGATCAAGATCCAAAGTGTGTCTGCAGGAGTAACTAGCGGATTGTTCGCGATTGAATCAACAGAACGCGATATCATTCTAAATACGCTCCCAGGGGTGACTTATGCCACGACTTATGCAGAGGTCGATACCGATACCTATGGAACGACTGACAGTAAATCGGTAGCGACAACGCTGTCTCTAAATGCTGACTTCAAGCCAACGATCGGAACGGTTTCATGGATCGAGTATTGGAACTATGTCAAAAAGGCTCTGGGATATGGGGTTGATACACCCTTCTTCCTGATGTCAAAGTCACAGCTTCAATTCACTGTTCCAGTGACTAACTCTGTAGGAGCTACAACAACATCGATCCGAGTACAGTTCGCAGGGACGGATAAGACTCAAGCAAACAGTCCTGTCATAACTGATCTTCTGAACGGTTCAGGATCTCTAATGGCTACGATCACAGTCGTTGATAGCCGTGGAAGATCCGCGAGCTATACTACATCGGCGATAACGGTTAGACCTTATACATACCCAAAAGTAGATAAACTTGAAGTATATAGATCCAACTCAGGTGGCATTTATGATCCAACAGCTGGGACATATTTGCGCTGCATCATCAAGGGAACAGCGACCACTGTTAAAGCTCTAGATGGAACAACAGAGAAGAATTGGATCAAGTATAAAATCGATTACCGAGTAAAAAATAACGGATCTTACAGCAATAATGTAGCTGTCGTTCCTGGAGGATTGACTTTTGGAGAATTGACCACTTCAGCACTTGCGGGATTTATTGATACGAATATCTATGATATTCGAATAAGAGTTTTTGATGCATTCTACGATCTAGATGATGATGAGTCGACTCTTGAAGATACAGATGACTACGCAGAAGGCAATACACTACTTCCCAGTTGTGATGTCAGCCTCACCTTAGGGAGACGATATGCTTCTATTGGGAAGAAATATGGAGGTGTTGGAACTCTTGATGTCGCCGAAGACACTGGTGGAATTTCTATAAAGGCGGACGGGGATGTGTATTCGAATGATACACTACTCTCATTTGCATCAAGAATGCCGACAGATAATTTAGATACAACATACAAAGCAGGAAGATACTATTATACCTCAACCCAACAAGGCAGACCAAATGATTACGGGGTTGTCGATGTTACGGTTGGTCTAGGAGAAGAATATAATGGTACAAATAATTGGCTAATGCAAACAGCGTATCCAGCTTATGGAACTAAAATATACCAAAGAAAGAAGATAGACAATGGGGGTTGGTCGGCTTGGGCTACATGGAGTGATGATAGCAGAATATTGTATGAAGAGGGAAATTGGACTCCCGCATCGTGGACATATCAATTAGCTGTAACGGCACTTTACAATGCTAAGTATATAAAAATAGGTAAAATGGTTTTTGTAGAGTGTTATATCCAGTATAACAATACGAGTGGTGGCGTTATGGCAAATATTGCAATTGGAGGGTTACCCTATTATGCTTCTGGCCATGGATTCGCCCATATTCATTACGCCCCTGGCGCGACAGGAACACGCAGAGAAACATATGTAGGAGATACAGGTTATCTCGTAATCGCAAATGGTATAAACATCGCAAACGGAGTAAATGCTATTATGATTTATGCTTCATACCCTGCAGCATACTAAGGAGAAAAAATGTTAAAAGAAGTAAAAAATGTTGACTTAATTGAGATACTAGAAAATGGGGTAATTCAAGTCAGGGAAGTAAACAAGGTCTTTCGAGATGATGCTGAAATTGCAAAAGAGTTTAGACGATACATTTTAATGCCGGGAGATCAGTTAGAAGGTCAACCTGAAAGAGTGATCGCGGTAGCAAAGGTCGTATGGACAAAAGAATTAATTATAAACTTCAAAACCAATTCTGGGATAAAGAAGATTGATTAGAGATTAACTATTATAGACAAAACACTGATTTTCAGATTGACGGTTTAACAGTATATTAGGATTTAAAGAGCTTCGGCTCTTTTTATTTACACAGAAAGAGGGTAAAACCACATGAAAGTATTTATTGATTTTTTGATCGCTAATTTTGTGATCGCATTATTTATCTTTGTTGTATTGAATTTTATAGTAGGTGTTGCAAAAGCATGGCAAGTCAAAGAGTTTAGTTTCACCAAAGCGATCCTAGGTATCAAGGATATTTTCTTGTTGGCCATCGGGACCATCGCTCTTGGGCTATTGTTCTACATTATACAGGGCGTTCAGATCTACGGACTACCATTCGCAGATACCACGTTTAAATTGATCATGACATTGGCTATCGCTTATTACGGCAACAGTGTCCTTCAGAACGCATTACCACTATTGAAAATGCCTACTCCAGCGTTCTTGAAAACCATTGATGATAAAGTAAAAGAAATGTTTAACCGTACAGATCCAGTTGGTTCATATGAAGTCCCGGCTGAGGAAGTTGACACTGCATTGAAAGACAGTGAGCTTTATGAGTAAAACAAACACAGGGCTTGTAGAGTTTGCTAAGTCAAAAGTGAACCAGCCTACCATTTATATGCTTTCCGGTTTTGGCCGAAGACTTACTGAAGCAATGATCCAAAAGCGAATCAGTAACGGATGCGCACATACCATAAAGTACCAATCAATCATTCGTGCTGGTATTGGAAAATACGTCTATGATTGCGGTGGTCTCATCAAGGGTTACCTATGGGAAGCATCCCCTGGAGTTGTTGGATACAATAACCCAGTTGGATCCGATCAAAACGCTAGGATGATGTATAATGGGGCCAAAGTCAAAGGATCAATCAGTACGATGCCAGAAATTAAGGGCTTGTTGGTGATGACGGCTGACTTAGGACATGTCGGTATCTATATTGGACATGATAGCACTGGAAAACGTCAATACATCGAAGCAACACCCGCATGGAACAAATGGGGAGTTTGTCAATCAAACAATACAATCAGGACATGGGCTTACTGGGCTAAATACCAGTGGATCGACTACATCGAAGAACCAATAGTTCAGATCGTTGAAAAGATCGTAGAAGTTGATAGACCCATCGATGTAACATTCTCTAACGGAAGCATTACTGCTCATATTGTCAGGAAGTAAGACCATGGACACAAACACTTCAATATCCATCGGTCTCTTTTTTGCGGCGTTTGCTTTTATCTTTGGTTTGGTCGCATTCTTGAGATCGGGTAAAGCTGAAAGTAAAATTGAAGGAGAGTGGCGTGGTGGCGTAAACACCAATCTTAAGTTGATCTTGGACGGAAACGATGAAATGAAAGCACAGGTGAAATACCTTACTGACGAAATGGGAAAAATGCACACCCGGCTTTCCGTACTAGAAGATCAGCACAACGCTAACCACCGGGGACGCAATAAACCAGCTGAATAAACCAAGACCTCCTTAAATGGGGGTCTTTTATTTTGATATCAAATAGTAGAACATTGACAGATTGGCCATGGCCGGACTATTATACTTATATAAGATGAAGCACTTGAGGACGGAACAGGCAGCCGTCACGCCCCCGTGGTCTTTAAAGAGATGCTGGAGATAGCCAACTAGCCATTGCTTCATCTTTTTTTATTTGTCTTCAGGAAATCTACATGAGTGCGCATATAGGATAATGAGGTACAAACTATGGACTATGTTATTGAAACTCTGTTGATCGGCAGACTGCTGGGTATCACTGGGTCTGAAGATGACATCCTAACAAAAATCGAAGGATTAAAATACAGCTGA